GATCTTCACACGCAGCCAGTATTGATAATCTGTTTTGAGTGTGTACTTCTAAGAAGCCCTTATTTAAAAAAAAGGACCTTAAAAGGTCCACGGTTTTAGTAAATTTTTTTGGTTCTATTAGTTGAGTCATAGTAATCTCCGTTCTGCTCACAATTCACAATTGATTTATTTATACACGGGATTCGTAGATTTCTTTCGCTTTGAACAATAATTCTGTCCAATCATCTCTTTTTTCCACAAATACCTGAGGTTCTTCATTATCAACCGCAATAATAATTACAAGCTGAGGAACCGGGATTCCTGTTCTTTCTTCAAACATAATAGCATATGCTGAAGCTTGTGCAAAGTAATTCGATATGTTTTCTTTTTTCTTTACACGTCTAGATGTTTTGAAATCTACGATAGACGGAACTCCGTCAAATTCTGCTACGCAATCGCAACGGCCAGCAAGGCCAAGATAACGACTGTACAGAGCAACTTCCAGACCAAAGATTTTTCCGATAGATTTATCAAGAATTGGCCGCAAGTTTTCAAGACTTTGCCTAATATGAGGGAGATTGTCTGTTGTATCTTCATTCTTTAAATACCGCTCGACAATGCTATGTACACGAGTACCGCGATTACTAGCTCTGCCGCTAATCTTATTAGCTTCGTCCTCGCCAACTCTTTCTCGCCATGCACGTATTGCGTCTTCACTTAATACTCCAAGAACTGTGGTAATGCTAGGATAAGAAGAACCATCAGGAGCAGTGTATGTCCTACCAGTATCGGTCGTGTCTGCGTCCAAGTCATTATATCCAACATCAATTTTTTCATGCTCAAATACTCTTTTCATTTCTCTTTACTGCAAATCCTTCTTTAATCATTTCACCTAGTACATTTTGTGGTGCGCAGTATATAGTTTCAGGCTTTTTCTGAAACCTGTAAGAATCTGCAGCTATGTAAAAGATTCTATTTTTATTTTGTTCAACGTAACCAATACACTGTTCCAATGATTCAAATTGTGGCTGTGTAAAGACATACATGTTTCGCATCTCTTGTATTGGATTAGCTAGAACGAATGTTACTACTATAAACCAATTCATCATCATTTTACTCCTAACATTTCTTTTGTCATGATGTAATCTCTTAAAAAGTCAGATCTTACAATATCGTCCCATCCGAACGTGATTACACTAAAGTTCTTTAGTTGCTCGACTATTCTTAAGAATCTCTGTATTCCATCTCTTTCGTACGAGTCCTTAAAGTCCGATTGATGATAATCTCCAGAAAAGATTATTCTGCAATCGCGTCCTACACGTGTTATTACAGAATCCAACTCGTGAAAATTAAGGTTTTGCATTTCGTCTACTACGACTATTGCATTGTCTATAGTTATTCCACGAATAAAAGATGTGGTATTAAATACCATCTGATGACTATTTATAAGTTTATTGTAAGTAGAATTTGTATCGCTAAATAATTCTAAGCATATATTTTTATATGGTGCTTCAAACGGTTCTACTTTTTCTCCAATATCGCCGGGTAAATATCCAACTTCTCGTGTTGGTACAACCGATCTAACTAACACTACTTTATTAAATGGCGTATATGGTTCTAGAACAGATTGTAACGCTAAGTATAACGCTATGAAAGTTTTACCAGTTCCTGCAGAACCAGCTAGAACCAGATGGTCTCCGTCAGACCACGCGTCAAATGCTTTAACTTGATTTACAGTTATAGGTTCTATCTCTATCAGATCTTCAAATTTTACAGATTGCTTGCTCATACTTTTATAGTATTACCTTTTCCAGCTCCTGATTTGATTCTCTTAAGATTGTCTTTCCATCCATTGTCTGTTTTAGATAACAAACTTCCTGTACCAGAAACTATTGCAGGAAATTTAGGAACTATAACAAGACCATATTCTTCACATGCTTGTTTTGCTTCTTCGTGAGAACACATTATATCCCACTCTTCTTCTCCATCTTTTTTTCTAACTGTATAAACTGGCACCTTTATATCCCTCCCACCAGCTAGGCGCTGGTCTTTTCCATTCCCAAACGGCAAAGTCTTTAGCCACGTGATAATAATTACGATATGCTTTTACTGCATCGCCTTCTACCTTACACATAGGATAGTGCGACATCGCTTGAGCAAACGGAGTAAGAGGACCATGTGGTATATTTTCTGGAATTTTAGATAACAACTTACCTAGCAATTCGATAGTTTTATGAGACTTTTCTCTTCGATAAGTAAACTCTTGCCCCATGGCGTAAAAATGTTTATAATGCCATTTGTAATTTTGAGAAGATTCCATAGTCCATGTGGTACAAGGATGATGTTTATGAACAGCGGCATAATACAATTTATCGCGTTCGTCTCCAAACGCGTAATAAGTTTGTATAGTCTTTCCTGACTTTGATGGTCTTTTTTCGGGTATACCATCTAGTAGCCTATGGGCCGTGCTTAACATTTGTGCAGACTCTACGATCATTTTAGGAACGTGCCTGTCACAAAGCATCTGAGCCGCAACGACTGGATCTTCATGAAGTATAAAAATATTCATATCAATTCCTTATTATCATTATATAGTATCATATTATTCAATGATTGTAAACGTTTATTTTTTTAACTAAGTAGAATATTGAACCTCCGGACTTTTTATCAACTTGATTTTTTCCCTTACATAATCTCTTTTCTTTAAGATGTTTTCCATTTGTTGTATTCTTCCTCTCTTTTTAAGTTTAAGAGCGTAAAGTTCTAAATCGCTGGAATCTTTTTGTAATCTTTCAAGTTGTGCAAGTACCATTCTTGTCCTTTCTGGAAATAGAGTCAGTCTTTAAGCAACCCTGGAAAAGCCTCCTCTACAACCGGGCGTGTAATGCCTGTTAATTTTTTCTTATTAATCATTGAGACGACAAGCTTAGCATCTTCAGGATGTACACCTTCAAGCATACCTATAAAAATTTGTTCTCTTTTATATTTCGGCATTTTATCCCCAGGGCCACCTTTCACAAAATATTTAAACTTAGAATTTTCTCTTAGAAGATTTGTGGGGTGGTTATGAGCTGCGGATGCTTGATATGGTGGGGAACCTTCAGGTAAGTTCCATTCTACTTTAGAATCCATTGAGCCTCGTATAATATCCTTCAATGCCCAAGTCTCGTTTGATTTTAAGACTTTTACCTTATCATCTCGACTGCGCTGTTTGGCAGCTTCTTCGATAACTTCAAAAACATACTGTTTCATCATACAAACTCCTGTACACTTTTTATCAATTCATTACAATTTTTCGAAACTAGATATGGAAAAACGTTACCTTTGTTTGACCATGGATCTTGTTCCTCAAAACTATTTATAATCTGACGTTTTAGATCGTTAGGAGTTTCGGTAAGATCTATCAATTTTTTATTTCTACAATAGTTTCTATACCAAGAAGCTGCGTACAGCAATTCTCCATCGTCTAAATCTTCAATAATATTATCTATCTTCTTTTTAGACATAGGAGTTTGCCTAAACCCTTCGACAAATACATTATCTTCTGACAAGATATTTGGTACACCATCTCCTTTGTCACCCTTAATAATATGAGTTTGTAGAAATAACCTAGGATTAGATTCCACAACCTCTTTCTTCAAGATAGGAGAATATTGTTTTACGTTTGGAAACCTTTGTAGCTGTACAAAATCTCTATCTGATGAAACAATCATGATAGGTTCTGGATTAATTGGTACGTCTGATTTAAGATCGACTAGTGTACCAATAATATCGTCAGCTTCGCATTGATCTATATGAATAACTTTATATGGAAAGTTTTCTTTGATCTCTTCTCTTACAAGATGTAAGATTCTGAAAGCTTCATTCCAATCAAAAGTAGACTCGTCCCTACCTTTTTTTCTATTAGCTTTATACTGCGGAAATGCTGACCTACGCCAGTTATTAGGACCATCACAGGCCAATACTATCTCGCCATATTCGTCAATATATCGAGACCTGTACATTCTAATAGAGTTTAGTATCATGTGACGAATGAGAGATTCTTCAAACGTCTTATTGATGATAATGCTTGCTAGTGCAATGCCACTGTAGTCCATAATAATCATGAGTATTCGCTCCATGTTGGATCTGGATAATTTGAAATAACATTTAATTGCATCTCAACGTTATACGGTAGAGATTTTCTGTAGATATAAACATCCCAGAGTTTAGCGTTCTTTATTCCGCCTTTAGGGTTGCCACCCCATTCATATCCATAAACTGGTTTTCTACCTCTTTTGCAGACTCTAAATTTTCTTTTACTGCTAGCGTTAACTGATCTTACGATAGCTTTTACTAATTCATATTCTCTTATATCTGAGGGATTGGTAGGATCAAATCTTCCGACGAAGCTATTAGACCTACCGTGCTTTCCAATAAATATACCCATAACAAAACTACTCCTTTTCAATTGTATATAACTATTATATACTAAAAATTAGTGTTTGTAAACAAAAAAATCACTTTGATGTGATTTTATTTTTTTAAATGTCGGGAATGTATTTTACAACCTATGAATTCGTTGTACCATTCGTCTGAAAAAAGGACGTCATTATCGAACTGAGCTTTTGCTTCAAAGTAAGACATTTCTCCTTTTGTTCTACAGAGTTTGATGATTTCTCTTCTGTAGTTTGTTTCTCCTCGTTCTTCAACGAGACACCGTAATTCTTTATTCGAGCCAAAGTATAGTCTCCAATCGGATTCCACTCTGGTGCGTACCCTTCTAGATCTCTTTGAATTTTTTGGTAATACCTTCGGCCGCCAGAAGTTCTTTTTACCGAGATACTTTTTGTTCGTATCCAGTTCTGTGATGACGTAGACAAATCCTTGGTATTCTTCTGGTGCAGTCTCAAAAGGTTCATTATTATAATACCACATGCATTTATTTATCAGCCTCTTCGCGTGTCTTATATTGCCACTCATCAGTATGACCTACAGACCATTTAGGTTCTGTTTCAACCGTATAGTTTTGAGTGCACACTTTAAAATCAGGCTGCAATAGTTTATCTGGAATAAGACTTGAATCTCTCCAAATTACTCTATTGTTTGGCTGAGCTGCAAACTGACCATTGTCTAGTTTTATGATATTAAAACTTTTATGCTCAGGATCATCTTCACTAAAGTTTATATCTAAGATTGATCTATCCGAATGAGCGTTATCTATAGTAAACATATATTCGCCTGGGTGCATGTTTTTATCTTTACCAAAGAATTCACATCTTGCAAGAATTGGTTTTTCTATTACAGTGAGATGATAATCAAAGCAATCCCAAAGCTGCAAAACATCGAGAGGAAGATCGCCGTGATCAGTTTTCCAGACGAAGGCCGAGAGAGGAAGTTTATCATAAAGTGCTCCATATTCTGTCAACAAAGTTTCAAAGTAAAGAGCTTTGTACTGTGTTGATTTTACTGATATCCAGATCCCTGGGGTGTATTCTCCATGACCTCTTTGTAAGTCATAAAGATATTCTTTTCTAACAAATATTTGTTCGGGCGGTAGTGGGTGTACTAAGTATGCCATTATTCCTCTTGCCAGTCAAAGTCTGCTTTTCTCTCTTCTACTTCTGCTCGTCTGCCACATACTGGACAGAACTCTATAGAATCATTACTTTCATTTTCAACGTAAGTCGTGTTCGAACATTCTTCACACTCAACTATGTATTGCTTCATTATTTATCCTTTCAAGGATTCGCAATTTATCTGTATCGGTGGCAGTAAACCAATCTCTAATTTCATCTTGTGTTCTAAAACATCCAACACAATAACCATTTTCCAACTTGCATACTTTAATGCACGGTGAAGGAACACTAGAAATCGATCTCACACGCGCCACCCGCGCACGCCTGCGCTCCGAGAGTGTCGACATCTGTATACTTCTTTTCTGTTAAATCCGTTTTCCAATCAACTTGTTTTAAATGTGATTGAATCTTATTCCATTTGTGGAGAAGATAAGCATCTTTTAAACAATAATCAGCTTTTTTCATATCACCATCTAAATAATTATTAGAAAAGTTTTCAAACCTTCTTATCCAATCTTTTCTAGAAGAGTTTTCTGAAGATTCAACTGAAAGATCTAGTCCAAATCCATGAGCTGTCGATATGGCATCCCATAAATTAGGAAACACTTTAAGAGCGTCAACTACCATTCCAGATGCAAACACGGCCGCGTTACCATATTCTTTGACCATTTCGTTTGCGGTCGGAACTGCGGTGTTTGGAGCTTGGTTATAGTCTTTATCACCTGTCATAGCCAAGAAAGATATGCCGGCAAAAGAACCTCTATTTTCAAATACGTATTTTTCTACTTCATCCCAATCATCTACGATAATAGTATTAGATACGTTATGTCTAATTCCAGGGTCAGCACAAAGATCTTCATTAGTTCCAGTTTCTACCCAGTACTTTTGAGCTTTCTTTACGAGTTCTAAGTGCTTGATTCCAAGAAGTTCTTCTTTATACTTAGAACCTTTGTTAGGTAAAATAGGAAATGAAACTACGACATCACTACCAGTTGAAGACCATACAGATTCTTCAACCATGTAAGGATTAGTTCTAGTTATCGCCTGAGTAATT